AATAAACTATTTAGTGTTATGAATACAGATTTACCAATTTTTATGTTGGATATTACAGAAGACATAAATGACGACGCACAGGTTGACTTTATTGCATTGGTTGACCGTCCCGCAATCCAAAAGAATTGGAACGCATTTAATAAAAGCCAAAAATTTGAAATTGCAAATGAAGACCGTCGTATTATTAGTGGTGCTATTATGTTGGCTGACAGTCCTATTTTTCGCAGCGATAGTACATACGGCGATTATTATGTTGCTTTTAGTAAAGACACTATTCTTAAAATTGTTCAGAAGTTTTTTAAGAAGGGTTTTCAAAGTAACGTCAATTTAATGCACGATTCAAACGCACAATTTGAAGGCGTTACATTATTTGAAAGCTTTATTTCAGACCCTTCGCGTGGCATTATGCCAATGAAAGGATTTGAAGACGCGCCTGTTGGAAGTTGGTTCGGGTCAATGATTGTTGACAACGAAGAAGCGTGGCAAAAGGTTAAAAATGGCGAAATTGCCGGGTTCAGCGTTGAAGGGTTATTTAACTACAAACCACGTGAAGTAAATAAAGTTGCTTCAATGGTTGAGGAAATTCAAAAAATATTGTCACAGGTTAAGTGATAAACATTTTATTTTTTAACTATATAATAAAAAAAGTATGAACGCACAGGAAGCGATTTTAAAAATTAAGGCATTGTTTGAAGACAATGTTGCGCCTGTTGAAGTTGAAGCTGAAGTTGCACCAATGGTTGAAGAAACAAAGGTGGAAATGGCAGAATATTCTTTAATGGACGGGACTAAAGTTGAAATTTCAGCTTTAGAAATTGGCGGTTCAGTTACATTGGCAGACGGTACAACCGCACCAATGGGCGAACACGAATTAATGGACGGTACAGAAATTACTTTGGACGAAAACGGTATTATTATTGCGATTGAATCTAAAGTTGAAGAAGTTTTACCGGAAGTTGACACAGAAGTTGAAGCTTCAAAAGAAGAAGACAAAAAAATGGCTGAAATGGCTGAACAATTTGAAGCAAAATTTGCTGAATTGGTTGAAGCTAAAGAAGCGGCTGAATTAAGAGTTTTGGAATTAGAAAATAAAGTTAAGCAAGGATTTGCACAGGTAGCCGAACTAATTGAGGCGCTTTCAAATACACCAAGCGCAGACCCAATTCAAAAGCCAAACGGATTTTCTGAATTTGTATCTAACAAAGATATTAAAGAAGAAAGATTGAGCAAATATAGACAAGCATTATTAAACAATTAAAATTAGATAACAATGGGATTTAATGTATCAGCATTAGCAAACTACACAGAACAAAACGCAGCCTTATTGGTAACGTCTTCTGTATTAGGTGCAAAAACTGCAACTTTAATTAAAAGTGCAGGTAACGTTATGGTTGGCGTAAAGTCTTCTGAAACGATTAACATTATGGACACAGACGCAATATTTCAAAGCGGTGGAAGCTGCGGATTTACTGCTTCAGGTTCAACAACTTTCACACAAAGAACTGTGACTGTTGGAAAAATTAAAGTAAACGAAGCTTTATGTCCTAAAGATTTAGAAGCGAAGTATTTACAAAAAGCATTGCCAACAGGTTCAATGTACGATTCAATTCCTTTTGAGCAAGAATTCGCAGATAAAAAAGCGAAAACAATTGCTGCACAATTGGAAACTTCTTTATGGCAAGGTGACACAGATTCAGTAAACGTTAACTTAAACAAGTTTGACGGTTTAGTAAAATTAATCGGTGCTGCTTCAGGTGTTGTTGCTGCTAACGCTTCAACTTTTATTTCAGGTGCGCCATTAAGTTCAATTACTGCTGCTAACGTAATCAGTATTTTTGACGGTGTTTACGCTGCAATTCCTGCTAAAGTTGTTGCTGCTGACGATATGACAATTTTCTGTGGTCAGGATTTGTTCAGAACTTACACTATTGCTTTAAAGAACGCAAACAGTTTCCATTATTCAGTTGACGCGAAGGCAGACGGTGAATTTGTTTTACCGGGTACAATGATTAAAGTAATTGCAGTTGCAGGTTTGAACGGTACTAACAAAGTTTACGCTACACGTTTGAGCAACTTATTTATCGGTACAGACTTATTGAACGAAGAAGAAAAGTTTGAAATTTTCTACGCTAAAGAAGCTGACCAAGTACGTTTTGTTTCTGAATTCAAAATGGGTGTGAATTTCGCATTCCCTGACGAAATGGTAAGATTCGTATTAGCTTAATTAATAGGGGGGTGAAATATCCCCCCAATTTTGTAAAATTTAAAAATTTAAAAATATGCCGTGCGCACTAACACAGGGTTACACTTTAGACTGTCGCGATAGTTTAGGCGGGATTGTTGAGGTATATTTTACTGAAGCTGCAAACGTAACAACTACAACTGAAGCAAGTGGTGTAATAACTGCTTTAACTAAAGCTGCGGGAAAACGTTTTTGGAAATATGCTTTGGTAAAAGATACGTCAATGTTCAACCAAACTTTGAATGCATCCGTTGCAAACGGAACTGTATTCTATGCACAGGAATTGCAGATTATCCTTAACAAATTACAGACTAACACACGCAACGAATTGTTGTTGTTAGCACAGAATTCTTTGGTTGCAGTTGCAAAAGATAGCAATGGAATTTATTGGTATTTAGGAAAAACACGTGGTATTGATATGACTGCAAATGCAGCTTCAACCGGTACTGCGCAAGGTGACAGAAGTGGTTTCACTTTAACTTTCACAGGTTCAGAACCTGCTTTAGCGCCAAGTGTAACTTCAGTTGTTGCTTTAGCTTTAGAAACACCGGGTTCTTAACAACTTTGTTTTTCATAGGTTTATAGGTTTGCCGCCGTTCGTTAATTCGTTCGGCGGTTTTTTTATGTTATATAGTAAAGCAAAAACTTTACTAAAAATGGCATAAAGTAAAGGCAAAACTTTACATATTAGGCTTATTTGTCCCCTATATGCAACAAATTGCATTTCCTGCTATATATACGTATATGATTAGGTTAACGAAGGGCGCAACCCAAAGCATAATTTTAACACTAACTGAAAAACAGTTATTGACAAACCCAAATTACTTATTTGTTTTCACCAATAGAAGTGCCAACACAGAAGTAAAGTTTGTTTTATTAAATGCTGCGGATATTAGCCAATACAAAGACCGTTACAATGAATTTAGCATTGTGACGAATACCAACTTTGGAACTGCGTTAAATGGTCAATATGATTATGAAATTTACGAGCAAACAAGTACAAGCAACACCAACCCGACCGGCTTAAATATGGTTGAATCAGGGATAATGGAATTGGTTGGAACGCCTTTTGAATTTACGGAATACCAAACAACAGACACTTATAAAATAAGACAATAATGGATTTACGAGTATTAACATTTGCAGAAGCACGTCAGCCTGAATTCAAAGAAAAGAAGGGTGAAGGTTATATTCAGTACGGCGACCGCAATGATTACCCTAATTATTTGGTTGACCTATTTAATAAGTCGGCTAAACATAACGCCATTGTCAAAAGCAAGGTGCATTATATAACCGCAAACGGTTGGAAGGGAAGTCCTGAAGCTGAAACTTTTATTGAAAAGGTTAACAGAATGGAATCTTTGGATGAACTAACAAGGAAGGTAAGTTTGGACGTTGAATTATTTGGTGGGTATTATTTGGAAATTATTTGGTCAGTTACAAAACAATTGGCTGAAATTTGGCATTTGGATTATACAAAAGTTCGTACAAATAAAGACAATACGCAATTTTGGTACAAAGAAAATTGGGGTGACAGAAACGAAAAACAAATGGTTTACGCAGCGTTTAATCCTGCAAACCCTGTTGGCAAACAAATACTTTATGTAAAGGAATACCGCCCGAATATGGGTATTTATAGTTTACCGGGTTACTTTGGTGCTTTAAATTACATTGAATCAGACATTGAAATATCTAAACACGTATTAGGTAACGCACAGACAGGATTCAGCGCAAGTAAGTTAATTACTTTGCCTAACGGTGAACCTTCAGACGAAGAAAAGCGCAATATTGAAAAGCGTTTTTCAAATAGATTTAGCGGTTCAGACGGTAAAAAGTTTATTTTGGCATTCGTTAACGATTCAGCGCGTAAGCCAATTATTGACGATTTAGGTGCGTCAGATATTACAAAAGAAGACTTTAACCGTGTGGATTCTTTGATTCAAACGAATATATTTAGCGGTCACCAAATTACAACGCCTTCAATCTTTGGTATTGCTGAAGCGGGTAAATTAGGTTCACGTTCTGAAATGCGCGACGGTTACGAAATATTTAAAAATACTTACGTTAATAGTAAGCAAATGCACCTTGAAAGTGTATTTAATATGTTGGCTAAATTTAGAGGCGTACAAAACCCTGAATTAAGCATTATACCAACAGAACCAATTGGGTTTGAATTCACAGAAAACTTATTGAAGGAAATTGCACCTAAAGAATGGTTACTTGAAAAGGCGGGAATTGATATGTCTAAATATCAAGCACCTGAAGACACAGTTCCGGTTGTGCAATCAGCGCAATTTGCAGACGATTTCAGCGCCTTTTATGATTTTGGCGAAGCAAAGGACGGATTCAAAGTTTGGAAGCAAAAAACACGCTTTAACGACGATTCAGAATACCAAATGTTTGCAGAAGTTAGTCAATTACAGGCAAACGTATTAGATTTAATTTCAAAGGACAAAAGAATAACGCCTGAAGTATTGGCGACAACACTTGACCAAAATGTTGAAACAATCAATTCTGTAATTAAAACATTGGTTGAAAATGGTTACGTTCAAATTAATGAATATGCAATTGGCGAAGGAATTGACGAAAATATAATTATTGAACATACGCTTACTGAACCATTAAACGAAATATTGGTAAAAGTTCAGCCGACAACAAAGGAATTATTAATTCGCTATTCTTACGAATGGAAGCAAGGATTTAATAATACAGATAAAAAGACAAGCCGCCCGTTCTGTGTTGCTTTATTGGACGCAGGTAAAATGTATTCACGTTCTGAAATTGAGCAAATAAGCGCACGTTTAGGATATTCCGTTTGGGATAGGGGTGGCGGTTGGTACACAGTACCGGGAACTGACAAACACGAACCAAGTTGCAGACACCAATGGGTTTCAAACATAGTAACACGAAAATAAAATGAGCAAAAACACGTTATTTATATCAGTACAGTCAATAAAGGACAGAACCGGGTTACACGCGAACGTGGACGAAAAATTGGTTTTACCGGAAATTAAAACCGCGCAAGATATGTATATTTTACCGGCTTTAGGTTCGGCGCTTTATAACGAATTACAGAACGCAGTTGATGCAAATGCATTTACTGCATTGCAGACGACATTATTGGACGATTACATTGTGGATTGTTTGATTTATTATGTTATGTCTGAATTACCGCAAGGTTTATCATATCAATTTTACAATAAGGGTTTAATTAGAAAAACAGGCGAAAATCAGGAATCCCCTTCAATGCAGGATATGATTGACGTGGCGAATAGATACCGCGCACGTGCTGAATTCTATAAACAAAGACTTATTAAATACCTAAAGCAAAACAACGCTTTATACCCTAATTATTTAAACTTTGGTTCAGGCATTGATTCAATCAAACCTGACAACGAAGGTTACACGGTTTCAATGTGGTTGGGCGACAATGGTTGTTGTGGTGACGGTTGGGACGGACAAAGTAAAAAGACGTTTGAAGAACGTTATCAGGGAAATATCGGTTGTTGCTAAAATATGAGTAAACAAGTAAACATTAAAAACCAAAATAAGCTTAAAGTTTATTTGGCAAAAGAAAAAAAGAATGACATTAAACCAAATAGTCAAAGAACTGACAACGATAGGAAACGCCCACGAACAAATTAATTTTGTTTATTTCGGTGACGTTTGGGAACGTTTAAGTAACGGCGAAGTAACTTATCCTGCAATGTTTATGACCTTAACCGGTGCGAATGTTGCTGCAAAGGAAATAAGTTACAATTTTAGTCTTTATTTTATGGACAGAATGTTAATGGAAGAAACAAACGAAACTGAAGTTTTATCAGATATGACACAGGTTGCCGGTGACGTTGTTGCACAGTTGCGTTACCCGCAGGATTATTCAATTGTGACGTGGTCGTTGAACCAAAATTTACCTGTGACATTTTATACAGAAAGCGACCCGGATTTATTAGCGGGTGTAAAATTGGACGCAATTTTAACCGTGCCATTTATTAACAACAGGTGTGAAGTACCTTCAAATTATACTTATTAATGGAATCAAAGAAAATTAATCAATTAGCGACCGAATTAACGCCGTCTTTGTCTGACTTGACAATTATTGGCGACCCGTCAACAGGTATAAGTAAAAAAATTACGCTTTCACAAATGGCGTCTTTGTTTACAGGTACAGTTGAAGAATATGCAAACCTTGCTTCTTTTCCTTTGGTTGGTGTTGCTGATACTATTTATATTGCTTTAGATACAAACATTATTTACCGTTGGAATACAGGAACAAATGCTTACGTTGAATTGTCACCAAATATTGTGACTTCATTGGTATTTAATGACGCAAACGGATTTGACGGAACGATTAGTTTGGTTGGTTCAACTGCAACGCTTACAATTACAACTGCATTAACGCAAGGGTCAGTTCCTTTTATTGGAACGTCAGGCGCTTTAACGCAAGACAATGCCAACTTATTTTTTGACGATACCAATAACAGATTAGGAATAAATACAAATGCGCCAACAACTGCATTGGACGTTTTCGGTTCAGGCATTATTGGACGTTTAAATGGAACTTCAACAAACAACGCATATTTAGGTTTTGCAAGTGCAGGTTCAAATAAATGGTCAATTGGCAACGTTCAGTCAGACCATAGATTTAGAATATTTAGTGAAACAAATACAAGCGAATTAGTAACTGTTTTACAAACAGGCGAATTTGGTATTGGAATTGCAAACCCAACTACAAAGGTGCATATTGACGGCGGCGCAACTGCATTAATTGCAAATTTAGACGCAAACGTTTCTGTCGCAAAAAGTGTTAGTTTTCGTTCGGACAATAGCAATAGATTTAATATTGAAGTTTCAGGGACAGAATCAGGTTCAAACGCAGGTGCGGATTTCTTTATTAGACGTTATTCAGACGCGGGTTCTTTAATTGATACGCCTTTGACAATTACACGTTCAACAGGTAATGCAACTTTTAGTGGTATCTTAACTACACCGCAAGTAAAAGCTGCAACAAGTGCAGGATTAAGTATTAATGCAAATAGTGGAACACAGGTAGCGGATTTTGGTGCAGGGGGTAGTGCTAATATGACTTTATTTGGGGGTTTAAGTGGTACAAGTGCGGTTTTTAGTGGTACTGTAACAACAAATGGGACAAGTGGTTTTACAGGTTACGGATTGACCACTAAAGGTCTTTATGGTATATATATACAAAGGGGTTCTGTCAATGATAGTGGGGTTGAACTTTATCATGACGGGTCTAATACAATTATGAATTCAACTTATCAAAGTACAGGTTCTTTTGGTGGTATTTTATTTGTTACAAGTAGTACAACAAGGTTATCAATTACAAGTTCAGGTGCTGCAACTTTTACAAATACTAATTTAACTTTACAAAGTTCTTCATATTCAGAAGTTAGGTCATTTAGTACAAGTACAGGCGATTACGCAAATTTGATTGTAGATACTGATAATACAGTAAATTATCGTACACAGATTGTAGGATTTGGAACAACAGCAGCAGGTACATTATTAGGAATTAATAGAGCAGGTAATGGTTTTTTAGCAAAAAATGGTGGGTTATTAGCAGTTGGAACAAGAGATTCTAATGCTTTAGTTTTTGCTACTACTGAAATAGAACGAATGAGAATTAATGCCAATGGTTATTTAAAAATAGCACCTAATGGTTCTTATATAGCTGTAAATACTTCTTTTCACGAATTACATTCAAACGCACAAAGTTCTGATTTATTATACGCAAGACATACACAAACAGACCCTTATGGTTTAGAATTAGTATTTAGTGGTGCAACCCCAAATAATACAAGCAATTGGTGGTTATATTGCGCAGATAGTACAAATGCAAAAGCAGTAATTTATTCAAATGGAACTTTTGGTTCAAGGACAGGAACTTATGGTTCAATTATATCAGATGAAAAATATAAACAAGATATTTTAGACGCAAATTCACAATGGGATGACATTAAAAATCTTCGCGTTGTAAATTTTAAATTTAAACAAGACGTTGAATTAGAAGGCGAAACTGCATTAAGACAAATTGGATTTATTGCACAGGAAGTTGAAAAAGTAAGTCCAAACCTTGTTTATGAATCAACTGATAGGGATACAGGCGAAACTTGGAAATCAGTTAAAACAAGTATTATTGAAATAAAAGCAATAAAGGCTTTGCAGGAAGCAATGGCAAAAATTGAAATATTAGAAGAAAAAGTAAAACAATTAGAATTAAAATAATGATAATATTTTTAACCATAGTATTTTTAATACACTTAATAAGTTGGGTTTTATACCAAAAACACCAATTTAACGAACGCGACCTTTATGCAACGCAACCACAGGAAGCTTATGAACACAATAAAAAATGGCATATTTGGAAGGGTATAAACCATTTGTCAGTTTACGTTTTGGTTTGGTCGCTTTATGGATTCCTGTCAATGGTATTCTTTGCGACTGCATTTTGGTTTGGCTTTGACATTCTTTGCAATATTATTGTTTTAAAAAGACCTGCGTTTTATGTTGGTAAAACGGCGCAAACAGACCTGTTTATTCGCAAAATTGCAGAACTTATAAAAATAAAGCCTGAATATGCTTCGGCATTGATAAAAGTATTAATTTTACTAATATTAATAATTTTAAAATAAAAACTATGATTACGCTAAACGAAGAACAATTAAATGAATTAAACCAATTTTGTCAGGAATTACCAACCAAATACGGTGTTCCATTATTACAATGGTTTAAGAAAATTCAAGACGAACAGAACAAAGAAGAATCTAAAAAAGAAGATTAGAATGGCACAACATAGCGACCAAGCGGATTTTGGGGTATTAGTTAGCACCATTGGTGCAATTGTAAGTATTACAACGATTCAGCCTGTTGTCACATTATTAGCGGGTTTGGTCGCTATTGTTTCGGGTATTATGGCGATTCGCTATTATTACAACGCAACTAAAAAGGTTAAAAATGACTAAAAATATAGTAATTGCAATTTTATTGGTTGTGGTTATTCTATTTTTATTTACAAAACCTGTTTATAACAAAGGTTCGGTAACTTTTATACACGACACAGTTTACCAACAGAAAACTTTTACGCACTATAAAAAGGGCAATGATATTTATTCATATATCATAAAAACCGATTCCGTACAGAATTACGTACACGACACAGTTAAAATAATATCCGATTATAGCC